AAGCCCTGTACGGTCCTCAAAATCCAGATTGCCGTCCTCCCACTCAAAATACTCCGCATAGTCAGCTGCCGCTGCGCCGGATATAGATCCGGAAGCGCTGACTGTGCCATCAAAATTGACTGTAAAAGCGTTGGACTTTGTCTCATCTCCAGTGCCGTTGCCAACTACAAAAGCCGTGCCATTGATGTTGTTCGCCATATCTGCATTATATTTCCCACAGGCATGCGAATATTCGTTTGTTGCCACCGTTCTATTTCCCGCTGCACTGCTAGCCGTCGCTGTAGCCTTAGTGATATTCCCTTGTGTGTGTGATGCTATTCCGGATGCTTCCGTCCTTATCCCTTCTGCATGAGAGCAGCTACCCAATGCATTACCAACATTCTCTGCATGCGACGAAGTACCTTCTGCATGCGACGTATTTTCTGCATGTGAGTTTTCACCTTGTGCAGCGGACGAGCCTTCAGCATGGGATCCTTTTCCTGATGCGTGCGATCCTTGACCTTCAGCATGTGATGCTTGTCCTGATGCCTTTGTACTCCACCCCACAGCTTGGCTGGCATAACCTTCAGCCCTAGTCATATGTCCAAAAGTAATACTGGCTCCTCCTTGCTCTGAACCACTTAAACCTCCATACCTAATATAGCCAGTTTGATATATTTCTTTACATGCATATTCTCGCCCGGAGCCTCCTTTTGTAAATCTCCCATAAAGTTTCTGGCATATTGTACTTTCAGGATACAAATATATTTCTGTATCAGAAACTGCCATACCTATAATCAAATAGTCGTTATCTTTGCTTAATACTTCCTGTACCAATGGATACTTCGGATTAAGATACTGCTCATTCAAAGTTCCCTTAATATACACCGGCTTATATGCAGTCAGGCTGCCTTCCAGGAGGTCCTCTGGTACTTTTATAACCCCCTGTATCTCCCCAGTGCCTTCTCCTCCTGCCGCTATGCCTTGGTCAGCATACAAAATCGGGTGTGTAATGTCTATCGACACATCTTGATGCAGGTACCTATATACCCCTTCACCTCCGTCTTTTGAATACCCTGCAATAATACTCCCCGCAGGAATGGCTTCATTCCCGCATTTCACAATCATGGTTCCTGATCCGCCGCTTCCGCCTCTCCCAAAGGGCACTACCTCATCCGTCCCCGGTGCGGTATAACCCCACCTGCCCTCCGCATCCTGACCAAAGGTAAGACCGCCCAGCCCCTCCACCGCATGTTTATCCTCATCGGTATAATCGTTGCTGGATAAGTCCTTGCCCTCTTCCGTATCCACTTTGCCTGCCAGGCCTGTGCGGAGTTCCGTGCCGATTTCAGTTTTCAGTGAATCCACCGCCTCCTGGAAATCTTCATAGGTGACATACATCACTGCCGGATTTATGACGGTCACTTCCGCCACACCGGACACCGTCAGGGTCAGGCGGACCCTTCTCTTTACCGCAGCCTTCCCGGTGCTGGCTGTGATGTACTGGGCATCCTCACCGCAGTTGTCATATACATAGAGTTTTTCTCCGTCTTCCGTCTCCACCAGAATGCCAATTTCCCGAAAATAATAGCTCTCTTCCCTCTCCGGAATCTCTACCGTGACAGTGCACGCCGCATCCACAAGGGTGATTCCCAAGTCTGTAATCTCATACAACGGATGTACCAGGCCTTCCAGGGCCTGGAAATCCTCTGGAGGATTTCCGTCCCCCACCACAACGGATCTGATCTTCAGTTTCTTTGCCGTCTGGGCCTGATTCAACGCCTTCCTTCCGCTCTCTGTCAGTGTCAATCCTTTCCATCCCACGATTCATGCCTCCTTGTCCATTTCATTTTTATTCATTTCATTCTTATTCATTTCATTCTTATTCGTTTCATTCTCCTTCATTTCCCATATGCTCTTTTCTCAAAATCCGAACATAGTAATGCAGAGTAAAAATTTATCCCCAATAAGCCCCCTTCGCTACTGCCTGTAAATCAAATGTCCCTCATCATTGATATAATACCTGTCCGCCTCCGGCACAACATCTGTATCCGCCATTAAGTGACCGTTCCTAATCCAGAATCCCGCCGCACCGGCGCCGGACGTCTCCATCCACAGATGACCGTTCCTTACCATAAAAGAGCTGAACGGTACACTGTCCCGCAGTCGCAGGATATCCATTTCCTCTGCTGTACCTCCTGCATAGATTCCTCCTCCCAATACAGCAAAGGTATCCTCCCGAAGCTCTAAAATCTCTGCCTCTTCAAAAGCTCCGCCCGCATACACCACCGCGGTTCCCTGAGGGATCTCATAAGTAACCCATGCTGCAATGTTGGCCGGAAGCATGATGCCCAGGATGTATTCCACTTCCCGGCCCACGGGCGGTTCACCCGTATCCACCTGCACCCACAGGCCGTATCCTTCTTCAAAATTGTAGGAAACGGAAATCTTCCCCTCCTCACAGGGGATTCCCCTCAGACGTTCCAGCAGCATCCTCCAGGTATAGGGTCGGACGTTATACCACCTGCCCAGCACCGCCATACGCCTGGATTCCAGATCCTCTCCCTTCCCCGGGACAATCCCCAGGAGCTTCTCAAATCTGGAGATTCCGTACTCATCCGCTGTCAGAATAAACTCGTTTTTTAGGACATAATCCGTCCCTTCCCAGACGAGCTTAAATTCCGGATCCTCCGCCTCCAGGGCTGTGCGTATCTCCCGATATTCCTGCAAAAACGGCGGCAGGTAGGACACAAGCCTGGGCTCTCTCACCATGACACTGCACCTCCATATACAGGAATCTCATATGCACCCAGGACCAGATTTCCCTTGTTGCCGTTTATCCTGGTATCAGTCACATCCACCACACCCTCAAGCCCCAGAATACGGCTTTCCACCCGGGAGGAGCGCACCGTCAAAAAACCTTCCTGCGCCCACTGCATCCTTAGTTCCAGAAGATATGCCTCCACTGCAGCATCAATACTTTTCTGCAGACGCTCCCATCCATAGCCCGGTGCAAAGGTAATGCGGGTTTCCAATTCCACCGCGACTGCCGTCACTGCCCGCACCTGCACCACATGCCCTATGGGCGCCAATCCGTACCCCTCCCCGGCGTTCTGCTCCGGATCCAGGATCTCCTGAACATTCCGTACCAGGGTCTCAGAAGCGGCGCCGTATTCCGAATCCAGGATCACAGCCAAAACAGTACCTCCCACAGTCAATTTTTTCTCCTCTGCGGCACGGTAAACACTGTCCAGCCAGTCTCTGGCTTCCCCCTCCACTAAGTCCCGGATTCCCTCATACCACCTGCGGACACCCTCCCCCGGCACCATGTCCGCCGGACGAATATCCCCGTTCCAGACCCTCTCCACTTTTGCTCCTCCCACTCCCGGAACAGCGTTGATCTTCTCCAGATAGTCCCGGACATTGCCGCCGAAAGCGCTTCCATTGAAACTATCCAGATACCTCCGGCGCAGGGCTTCCGTCTCCTCCTCATCCTCCCCTGGAATCAAAATCTCCGCCAGCTCTGCCGTCTGCAGACCGGGGATGTACTCCACCGGCACCAGGGTCCCTGAATACTGGTTTCCCTCCCCGGCGTCTCGCACTGTACCATGTATTCCCCAGGCCCGATCCGCTCCAGCACCACATAGTTCAGCTCTCCGGCGTTAAACCGCTGCCCGGTGACGTCAGTCTCCGCCGGAGTAAATATCCCTTTCAGCACAGCCTTTGTGGCCTCCCAGGGGGATATCCCCCTCTCTTTGCACCGCAGAATCAGAAATTCCCTGGAGGCCGTATCTCCGTATGCCTCCCGGAGAATGGTATCCAGTTCCATGTATAGAATCTGGAGCTCCACAGCCGCCGGAGAATGCGTATCCCAGATCACTGATCCCTCCCGCTTGTCCATCCTGTCCGATACCCGGGCAAGCATCCGGTTAAGAATCACATCATATGTAATATTCTCATACATTAAAAATCCACCTCCCTTTCCGCCTGTATCTCCCCAAAAATGGTATGTACCGTAAAGGACACATGGACCCTGTCCTTGCCGGGGAAAGCAAATTCAAAGCCATCCACCTCCTGTATCCTGTCATCCATAAGCAGGGCCTCTGTGATCCTCCTTTTCAGCTCCGGGCATACATAGGTCAAAGGCTCCCCGAAAAGATCCAGGAGCTCTATCCCATAATTCCAGGAATACATCACATACTGGTAACGCTCTGTCATAAGTATCTTATAGACTGCCTGCCTTACCGCCTCCAGTCCGTCCACATACCCCCGGGCACACTTTTCATCCGGCTCCAGCCTGTATGTAAAACCTGGCTGTGCCTCAACCTTAAAATCCTTTTCCAGAAAAACACCTGTTGCCGGAATCATCCTCTACCCTCCCATCCTGTCAAGGACCAGGAACTTCTGGCCCTCCTGCACTCTGACCAGAACCACCTGGTCGCCGGCCTTCAGCCTGTTGCACACCCTGATCTTTTTCCGCCCTGTGACTCTGTGGGTATGCCTGGCAGACTGGCTTCCCGTCCCGCCCCCCTGAGCGTCATGGCTGTGATCCTGTCCTTCCTCCCCGGTCTCCCAGTCCACTTCCACCTCTGTCTCATAGTCAGTCACATTTCGGGAAAGAACCAGCTGTCCCATTCCCAGGGTCATCTTCTGTTCTACCCTCACCTGCAGCGGAGAAGTGCCCAGCACCAGGCCAAAACACACATTCACAGGCTTTCCCGCCTCCACCGCATCCAGCGCCGCTCTTTTCACGGCTTCCACAAGCCTTCCCGCATCAGCCAGCAAACTCACCTCCTCTCAGAGTCAGATCCATCCGGCATCTGTCCTCCCTGTAGACCTGCCGACAGTTTTCCACCAGCATAAAATTGCAGAGTTTCATATCCCCCAAGTCCAGTTTTACCGCCAGCATGCTCCCGGCTCTGACCCGGCCATCCCCAAAAGCACCGTTGATCTTCAGTGAACGAGTCTTTTTATTATAAAGCTTCAAAAGGGCGTACGCCTTGGCTCTGCCGTTCTCCCCTTTCTGCAGGGTATCAAAATACTGCAGGATTCCCCATCTGTTTATGCTGCCTCCGTCCTGCGCCATATAGACTTCCCTGTACCCGGTATCCGCATTGTCAAAAGTCAGTTTTATCTTATTAAACGTATGATCATCAATGGAGGATGTATACTCAAAATTCTCCCCGGATTCCTGATCTATCACCAGGCAGGCCCCAGGCTTTCCCACATACATTGAAGAGAGATTTTTCAGGGAAAGCTTTCCGAAATCATCATATAAAACATACATCTCCCCAGTATTCTGCAAGGTCAGATCCAGTGCATTCTCCATCATTTCCAGCAGCGATGTGTTCTCCTCCACCCTGGAGGGGATCACATAACCAGTGTCCTCTATCTCCCCGGTGCGAAGGGAAAAGTCTGCCGCAGCCGCCCGGATAAACTGGGAAGCCGTCATATTTTCGTAGACCCTGGTGTCCTTGTTTTTCAGATACCGGATCTGGTCATAGGCGGTGACAGAGACTATATTCCCCCTGTCCCGGTTTCTGCTGAACACAAAACCGAAAAAGATTCCTTTCCCGTCCACCTTCAGCCTCACCGCGCTGCCCTCCGAAAAATCCAGCACCTCATCCTGCAGCACCTTAAAGGTCAGTTTCCCGGGCGCTCCCCTGCGCTGAGTGGTCCACTCAATCCCCTCTTCCACTGCAGGAAAATAAACTTTTGTCCCGGATTCATTTCCAATCATCAATTCTATTTCCATGCCGTTTCTCCTGCTTATTATTCAAAGAACCAATAACCTGAGATTTGGATTCTCGGGACAGGAAAAGCGCAGAGTGCTTTATCCCGCCGGTATCACCAGCACCTGGCCCGGATAGATCCTGTTTGGATTGCTGCCCACCAAATCTCTGTTCGCCTCATGGATAAGGGTGTATTTTGCACCGTTCCCATAGAACCTTTTGGCAATGGTCCAGAGGCAATCCCCTTTCACCACCCTGTAACTCTGGGCGGACGCCGGCACAGGAGCCCCTGCCGTCTCCCTTTGGGTCTGGATTCCTGTCCTGGCTCCGGTAAAACTGATATCTGCTGTCTTTGTTCCATAGTCACGATACTGTTTCAGCCTGACCTTCACTTCCAGGTCAATCCCCTCCTCTGTATCCTCCACAATCTGGTATTCTTCCATGGAAACCTTCATATTGTTATCAAACAGCTTCCTTCCGTCCGTATGCCTGCGGCACACAATGAACTGAAAAGGTTTCCTTCCCGTTTTCAGCGCCTCAAACTGTCCCAGAAAATAATCCGCCCCCTGAAACCCGGACTTATAGACCGCCCATGGATACGGATTCTGGGGAATACGGCACTCAAATTCAATGTCCGTGAGCCCCGCTGCCGCCAGGATATTGACCTCCCCCTGATTCATCAGCACCACCGTCTCATTGGTATTGTTTATTTTGACCTGCAGCTTCCCCGGCGGCACCGGAAGAAGGCACCTGCCTAAGTAGAAATCATATCCGCCCGTCATTACATATGCACCCCCTCCGCCGCATATCCGGCCGCTTCGTCCACCGCCTTTTCCAGGCAGGCCACTATGCCATCCAGGTCCATCTCTGAAGAGATATTGTTATTGTTGGTCTGCTCTATCTTAATCTCAGCGGTGGTATATCTGTTTATGGCCTCCTGTTCCGCAATGTCGCGGAGATATTTCAAATCTTCCTGGGTGATCTCCAGCGCATTGGAGATGGCGCCGGTATCCTCTGCAATATCTTCAAGGGTATCAAAACTTTCAGGACCGGTAAAAACCGTCCGGCTGTCATCCGGATTTTCGGGGGGCAAAACATCCGGATATGTATCATCTCCCGGATTCAGGACTTTGGTGTCAAACAAGGAAGCAGGGTCAAAACTTCCTATGATCTCATCAATCCCTTCGCCAAAAGTATAGCCCGCATTCCACGCGGCTCCGTATTCAAACCGTCCTATCTTAAAATCATCGGCGTCCATTTTTTCCATGACGATCTCGCCCTGGCCAAAGATATCAATCACCCACCCGGACAGAGAATCCCGCCAACCGGAAACTGCTCCTGCAAGATTGGAGCCAAAAAGTGTGTCAACCGCACTGGCAAGCGTCTCTAACAGGCCAAGTACCGCATCGACCAGGTCAAAGAACAACCGGGCGACAGCCCCCACCGGATCATGGAACACATTGCCGAAAAAGTTGGCAAAAGCCGCAATAAAGTTCCAGAGCACCACAAAAATATCTATAATAAAGTTGAACAGCGTTACGAAAAGATTTCCCAAAAAAGCTGCCGCCACCATAAAGATTCCACAGATAATACCTGTTGCGGAGACGGATGTTCCCGCAAAGTGATTCACCGCCGCAACTGCCCCATAGAACACCGCAATCAGGGCAATGACCAGCATAATAATCCACACAATGGGGCAGGCATACATGGACGCATTGAGTCCGTTCTGGGCCGCTATCGCTGCCGCCGTCACTTTGGTCAGACCCCCTGTGGCTGCCGCATGCGCCATCTGTGCCGCTGCCATGGCCAGGTGGATTCCTTTGCTCACCACACTGACAGCATTCGCTGCCAGCTGCCAGCCATAATAAACTGCCAGAGCTCCCGCCACGCCGTAAATAACAGGTGACAGCCAGGACCAGTTTTCTGCCATAAACTGCATACCCTCCATCAGCAGATCAAGAATATCCAATGCGATCCCTGCGACGGCGGACAGTGCTGCCAAAGCAATATTTACGGCTTCCTGAAAAGCCGTACTGTTCCCAATCTCCGTGATACGCTGCAAGACAGGCTGAAAGGCCATCAATGCAGTATTTTGGAAGGAAGACCAAATCTGTGAAAATGTTTTCGGCATGTTTTCAAGTTTCGCATTTGTCTCATCCGCCGCCGTAAACATGGCCGCCTTTACCATCTGAGCAGTGACCATGCCCTCTTCTGCCAGTTCTTTCAGCCTCTCCCTGGGCACTTCCAGGTAATCGGCAATGGTCTGAATGATATTGGGAGCCTGTTCCAGAACGCTGTTGTACTCTTCCCCACTGAACACTCCCGAATTCATGACCCTGGCAAACACTTCCAAAGCCGCATCAAACCCGGACTCTCCCGTCCCGGCCAGGACAAGCTGCTTGTTAATCTGCTCCACAAAAGCCACAATCTCTTCTGTGCTGCCAAAAGCATCCCCTGCCGTAAACCCCAGTTTGGACACTGCGTCTGCCGCGGTCTGATATGACATCCTCGCCTGCTCCGCAGAGCTGTAGATCATATTTTGCAGCTCCTGCGTTGTCTGCCGACCGTCGTTCACTATCTCCAGACGGGCGGAAGTGAGAACCGCTTTATCCGCTAAATCCATGACTTTGGAAAGGGTCTCCAGCTGCAGATACTCCTTGGCCACTCCCTCCAGGGCCTCCTTCAGCCGCTCTGCCCCGCTTTTCCCATTCTGAATTTCTTGATTCAGACACCCCTGTGCATCCGCATTGTCACGGATATACCGTTCCGTGTTTCCAACAATCTGCGACAACCGCTGATAAGCCTCATTTGCCGCCTGAATGTTCAGATCCTCCACAGCCTGATTCATCTGTCCCTGTGCCTGTACTGCCTGACTCAGCTGTTCTCTGAGCTGTTCCAGCCTGGCATTCTCCTCGTCGGTTCCCATGTTCAGAGGATTGTTTTCAATGGCCTTCATATGCTCCCGGACAGCAGCCAGACGGCTCTGCATTCCATTTATATCAGCTGTCATATCCGACGGAAAAATGCTCAGCTGTGCGGCCCTGTCCGCAATCTGTGTCTGGGTCTGACTCAGGGTGTCCAACATGGCATTTGCACTGGCAGTCTCCCTCCTGAAACGCTCCATTCCCCTGGCGTCGAAAACCTCCGGTCCAGTATAGCTCTGCCACCTGGCCGGGGGCGGATCGGCATCCTGGCCCCTGTCTCCGGAAGCTGTCCTTCTGTTCAGGATCTCCTCCAGCGCAGCCGCCGAGGCGGCCGCCCTGTCAATCTCTGCTCTGGCGCTCTCCAGGGAACTGGTGTCAATATTCGCATTCATGGCCTCCTGCATGCCCTCTATGGCATGGATCGTCTGGCTCACAGATGTCATAATATTGTTCAAAACCCCCGTAATATAATCGTTCAGTTCTATGTTTACCTGTATGGTTGCCATGGGCACCACCTCCTCCCTGCCAGGCTTTCTCCCGGCATCTTTACCGGACTTTTCTCCGTGCCTCTTCCGCCCTTTTCCTGTCGGCCTGAATCTTTATCAATACCGCCGCTGCAACCACGGCTTTCTCCTCCTCTCCCAGCTCCAGAAACTCATGGGGCCATTTGTGGAATTTATGGAGGCAGTAGTAAGCCATATTTGCTTCCCAGTCGCCCCCGTTGATCAGTTTTTTGCTTCTTCCACCTTGTCGCTGAATAACACATTGAACCCCTGGAATTTCTGTACCCAGGCGGCAAGATCATTGTACTCCCCAGGGTCATCCACCATAGCCATCAGCAGCTCCTCCGGGGTATTCACACCATATGAATCCTGCAGCTGCGCGTCGTACAGATCAGGAACCACCACTGATTTTACCAGCATCCGCTGGATGTACATGGAAGACCGCACCCTAGGCCGGAACATTCCGGGCCTGCCCGTCACCGGCACCTCCACCGTGCAGTCCTCCCTGATCTCCTCGATCTCCTTGGAGGTAATGTGCCTGAACTCCCACAGTACAGGACTGCCGTCCTCCTCCAGAAGGGACCTTGTAGGGGCATACTGCTCATTCTTTTTTTCAACCTTGTTGGACTTCATAAATCTGCTTAACTTAGACATTTTTCTTCTCCTTCTATCTTAAATTTACCCTTAAATTTACCCGCGCCGGATTCTGACTTCCGGCGCGGTATATCTGTCAATACTCTCCAGGAACATTAAACTTCTCAGGCATGTCCCAGCTCTCAAAAGTACCGGAAAACTCCTCGTCCAAAAGTTCTTCTCCCGCCTTAAACTTTGCCAGGATAAAGCCGTCGCACAGGCAGTTTCTGTGGATAATGGTCTGCCGTCCCGCTCCGCTTGTGGGATCCTCATTGCTCACCTGAATCTCAAAGTACTGCATCATTCCGGTCTTCTGATACTTATCCCCCATCTCCCGGAAAACAGACTGATTGTAATGGGCCGTGCCCTTCCAGGTTCCCTTACCTCCGGCCGCTTTATGTCCCATGCCAATCCTTCCCAGAATGGGCACATCCTTCACCGTTACATCCCATCTGCTCTCAAAGTCGGTCATGTTCATAAAATTATAGCGCCGTCCTTCAATGGTGATAAAGCACTCCGCCAGGCCGCCGTATACAGCGTCCTGAGCATTCATGACTACATTATTCATGGTATGTCCTGCCTCCTCTCTACGCCACTGACACCGACATATACAGCCGGCACATAGCATTCACTACGGTGATACAGTCCGATACCACCACTGATTTCTTTGTGCTTCCCTGCTCCACCACTATGTCAGAATCTGAAAAATTCTCAATGGCCTGGATCTGTTCCAGACGACGGTGGTGGGCCACAATGTCTGACCAGAGGGACACACGCCCCGCTGCATTGTTGGGCACTGCTCCCAGATACTTTGTGTTGAACAGCACCGCAATATCATTCCCAATCTGATCTATCACGCGGACTGTCTGGTTGCTTTTAAAGACCTCCCCCTGGGTGTCGGAGAATGTGGTCATGGTGTTGATGTCGTCCAGCACGCGGATGTCCCCTCCTGCCAGGTGGAAGATAAACTCCCCTGCCTCCAGGGCTTCTTTCAGCTGGCTCTGGGTATAGGCAGTGTCCACAGAAAATGCCCCGTCGTACTTCCTGTTCTGGCAGCTCTTGTTCACGGCGCATCCGGCGGATGCTCCCGTCACCCAGTACACAAGGCCTGTCCCATTCCAGCCTTCGTCCCAGGTCTTATTCTTCACGCTGATAATCCCGCAGTGATCGGCTTCTGCATAGTCATGCAGGACCAGCTGAAACTTTATCCCCATCTCATCGCGGAGTCTTCGGCAGAAAGCGGCATACAATGCCTTGACATCGCTGTCAGCTGCCGGCACTCCCATTGTATGAAAGGAATAGGTCTCGATCCTGTCCAGATATTTCTGGTGATCCGTGCCAGTCACTTCCCCATTCTCCCCGCCGGACAAGGGGAGCCCAGCCGACGCTGCCAGAACAGCCTCCGCCTTCCACTTCACATATTTGTTCGCCACAAGGTCTGCTGCCCGTGCCGCCCTCTGCTCGTCAACCACCTCCATACCCAGGAGGGTTCTGACAATAAACATACCTTCTCTGTCCTCGTCGGCCTGCACCAGGATCTGCAGGTCGTTCCCACGGACACCGGGATACAACGCCTCCGCCAGATCATTTTCCGCCCTGCTGCCGTTACCGTTCAACCTGTAGGCATACAGGGTCCTGGCATTCAGGAACAGATCCCTGAGCCCTTTCATCTTTTCATGAGCCGCCCCATAGCCGAATATCTCCATACTCTTTTTCTGGAAATCTCCGCCGGTCACTTCAAAAACCTCCCCGGGAATCCCCCAGTCAAGCTCCAGGGGTATGGCAGCAATGCCCCTGTGGGACAGCGCACCATTGGCCGACGATGCCGAGACAAAATTGATATATGTCCCCGGCAGCTCCTTGTTCTGGACCACAAAAGTCCCTCCACCTAAACTCATCTTTATACCACCTTTCTTTTCAAATACGCTCTGTTGAGGCCCTCCGCCCCGCCAGATTCTGACGCCACCCATTCACATGGCCTTATCTTTCTGCTGTCCAGGCAGGCTTCCTCCCTTTATTTCCATTTGGGATATCAGCTCTTCCATGGGCATTTCCTGTTTTTTCCGGGAGAGAATACAGTCATAATTGACAAAAAAGTTAAGCCTTCCCTCCTCCATACTGTACCTCATCCTGGTTCCTCTCTGCTGCCGGCCGCCCTCCCAAGTGATCCATTCCAGACAGGAAAACATTCTCTCCGCCGTCTCATGGCATTCTCTGTTGGGCTCCATTTCCGATTCCGGAAAATACCGGATCAGAAACTGATTTATCCTGGCGCATCCCCCACCCTGAGCCAGTCCCAATCCAGACTCCAGAACCTGAATGAAGAAACAGGGGCCCACCCGCCCCTCACCGGCGCCCTCACTATGTATCTGGCACAGATCCCCAAACTCACTGCGCAGAGCAGCACCGATCGCTCCTATCATAGTATTGATCATCTCCTGTTCTCCCTTAAAAACTGTTTTTCCTCCCGACCTGATGCCATATTATCACATTGAAAACGGACATTGCGGACACCGCGGACAAACTTCAATTTTCTTCAAAAAATCTTTTCAGCTCCTTTCTCACACTGTCCGCAGTGGCATTTCTCCCCATCCTCACCGCCACCTCCTCCCAGGACAGAGCCTCAAGATACCTGTACTTTACAATCCGCTGCATCCTGGCAGAGAGAGTCATCATCCATTCTTCCACCTGCCACTTAATCTGTTCTGCCCCTGCTTTCCTCTGTTCCAAAAGCTTTTCCTCATGCCTGAGCCTGCTGTCCTCCTCCCCTGCAGAAGTGTTTCCCTGAATTTTAAAAATGACAGCATTCCTTTTTTGATTCAGCTTCCGAATATCCTTCTCAGTATCCTTGATCAGCTCGCAGGCATCCACATAATCCTGCAATATTGTTTTTTCCAACTCTATTCCCTCCTGTACACTTCTGAGACATTTTCCAGTTCTTTTTCCTTGAGTTTTTCCTTTTGTATTTTCTGCATATGCTTTCGCAGTTCTTCCCGGTATACAATCTGAGACACACGATGTACGATCTGCTTCGCTTCCTCAGGCGGGCTGATACAGTCGTCATAGACTGTGATATGGCATGGACCATTCCAGTAGTCTGCCGTCACCCCCATAGAATCACCTCCCGGTTCATTCTATGTGTGCCTGTTTGTACCATTTTCCTGTCCCAGCCCCCATCTCTCCTCTGTTTCCTTTCCCTTGATGTGAAAAGAGTTTTAGAAAATAATCTACCATTTAATTGACAGTTCATAGAGAATGTTCTATAATCAGCTTGTCAAGGCATAGCGAATATTTTCTAAACACTTGGGAGATATTTTAGAATTTCTTCTATTTCTGGTTATTGTATAGAATATATTCTAATTTGTCAACCCTAAAATCGAATATTTTCTATTTTTATACGGAAGGATGGCATATGGAAATAATTGAACGAATCAGCGATATCTGTAAAAAGAACGGAACCACCGTCGCCAATCTGGAAAAAGAACTGGGCTACAGCAATGGTTCTCTGGCAAAAGCAAAAAATATCCCCTCCGGCAGAATACTTGAAATATCAAAATATTTTCATGTCTCAATGGAATACCTGATGACCGGAGAGGAATCTCTGACGCCAAAAGACAGCAGGGACATAAGAAAGGATCTGGATTCCATCATGGATAAGCTCCAGTCCGGCAGCGAAGGCCCTGCAAGCTATGACGGGGAAGAACTCTCCCCGGAGGCAATGGAGCTTTTCAGGGACGAGCTGGAAATTGCTCTGAAAAGACTGAAGATTATGAACAAAGAGAAGTACACTCCAAAAAAGTACAAAAAGCAGGTGAAATAATTGGAGAATCAGATCAAAGAGATTGTGAATAAGTATATTCATAAATACAATACCAGGAATCCCTTTAAGCTGGCAGACATTCTGGGCATTGAAGTTCAGATGGGCACCCCGGGATGCGCGGGATGTTATATGTTCCTGAAAAATCACAGATATATCTTTCTCGACCAGAATCTGACAGAAATGGAATTATTGCAGGTAATGGCTCACGAACTGGGCCATGCCATACTGCACAGAAAACAGAACTGTTATTTTATCAGAAATAAAACTCTGCTGCTGAATTCAAAGACAGAGACAGAGGCCAACTTGTTTGCAGCGGAACTGCTTATATGCGGCGATATTATATTAGAGCATCCAGAATACACTACTTCCCAGTTGTCCCGGCTGCTGGGCTACGAAGAACGTCTCATCGAACTGTGGATGCAGAACCAACAATTACCCGGTCATACTCCTGAAACCTTCTGAATATGCTGTACTGCCCAGCCAAATGTGAGACATTCAGCCCACAAGAAGGAGGTTCCCATGCAGACCATCCACCCTGTCCCCGCCAAATACTGCGCTTACCTGCGCAAGAGCCGGGCGGACCGTGACGCGGAGCTCCGCGGAGAGGAGGAAACACTGAAGCGGCACCGGCGGCTTCTGGAAGAATTTGCAGCCGCAAACCATATGACCATCTCAAAATTTTATAATGAGGTGGTCTCCGGAGAGACCATCGACTCCCGCCCCATGGTCCGGCAGCTTCTCACCGACGTGGAAGCCGGGCGATGGGAAGGTGTGCTTGTGGTCGAAGTGGAACGCCTGGCCAGGGGCAACACCAGGGACCAGGGCATTGTGGCCGACGCCTTTAAGTATTCCCAAACCAAGATCATCACTCCGTCCAAAACCTACGATCCGGAAAACGAATTTGACGAAGAATACTTTGAATTCGGGCTCTTCATGAGCCGCCGGGAATTCAAGACCATCAACCGCAGGCTGCAGCGGGGCCGCCTGGCCTCTGTGGAAGAGGGAAAATTTGTGGGGAGCACCCCGCCCTACGGCTACAGAAAAGTAAAGCTCCCCCATGACAAAGGCTATACCCTGGAGATCGTTCCGGAGCAGGCCCAGGTGGTCCGGCGGATTTTCCAGTGGTACTGCAGCGGAGAGCCCCAGCCGGACGGATCCCTCAGACTCTATGGGACAGACGCCATTGCCGCCAGGCTGGACGCGCTGGGAATCCAGCCTGTCAGCTCCAGATCCTGGTCCAAAGCCACCATCCGGGACATGCTGCAGAATGAGACATACACAGGCATCATCGTCTGGGGACGGGAAAAAGAAATCAAAGTCCCCGAAAACGGAAAGGTTGCCCGAATCCGGAAACGCTCCACAGACTACAAACGTATCCAGGGGCTCCATCCGGCCATCATTGACCCCGCCCTGTTTGCCTGCGCCCGGAAACGTCTGCAGGAAATGCGCCGGCGCACCGCCCCCGCCTCTTCCGGACTCCAGAACCCTTTGTCCGGGATCCTCCGCTGCGGGAAATGCGGCCGCCTGATGACACGCCTGGCCCCCGGCACCAGGAATCCCTATTCCACCCTGAAATGTCCCGGCAGATCCTGTGACAATATATCCAGCCCCCTTTTCCTGATTGAGAACCAGGTTCTGGCCTTTCTCCAGGAATGGCTGGGCAGCTACAGCCTGGAACCCTCCTTCTCCCCTGACACGCCCCTGACGGAAGAGCTTCAGGAAAAAGAGCTGACGCTGAAAAAAGTAAACACTGACATTACCGCACACTGTAACCAGCGTGAAAAAGCCTGCAGCCTGCTGGAACAGGGCGTCTACACAGTGGAACTCTTCCAACAGCGCCTGAAAACTCTGGAGCACAGGATCTCTCTGCTTGAGACAAACCGGAAGGAACTGCTCTCAGACATAGAACAGCTCCGCCGGTTACAGAAGGAACAGGACAATTACCTGCCCAGGATCAGGCACCTTCTGGAAACCTACCACACCAACACTCCCGCTGTCAACAACGATATTCTAAAGGAACTCATCGACCGGATTCTCTACGAAAAATCCCAGCCCAACCGACGGGGACAGCTGAACAGATGCAATTTCTCCCTGGACATCTACCCCAGACTTCCGAAATGA